CATAACAAAATTTGGTGATGTAGATAAAAACATACCATACAATAATTTTCCAATGGCACATAGAAAAATTACAACTATGCAATTTGGAAAACTTTACCCTTCATTGGTAAAAGAAATAATACCTGGTGATAAAATTAGCCTAAGGTCATCAAAACTCCTGCGCATGTTACCTTTACTTGCACCTTTAATGACAAATGCAAGAGTACAGGAAGATGTATATTTTGTACCTAATAGAATACTTTGGTCAAACTGGGAAAAATTTATAACTGGAACTGGAACAGATATAGAGTTTCCACGTGTAAAAATAGATGCTAGCGAAATGGGTACCAATATTACACAATCTCAAACCATATGGTCTTACTTGGGAATTCCGATAACAGGATATCCTACACCCATGACAATAAATAACTACTTTAATGCGCTGCCATTTGCTGCGTATAATGCTATTTATAATGAATATTACAGAAATGATTATTTACAAGATGAAATTCCATCGATTGTCACCGATGGAGATACAAATGATTCATGGATTGGTTTTGCGAATAATGGTCCATATTTAAAAAATTGGACAAAAGATTATTTCTTCGGTGCAACACCAACACCGCAACATGGTATAAATGTACTTCTGCCGGTAACAACTAAAAATGATATAGATGTATTTTTACGTACCAGAGCTGAAATAACTGCGGCAGGTCATAATCCAGATGATGGTAATCCGTGGGTAAATGTTGCAGATGATACATTACCTGGTGGTTCTACCGCTGCACTTCAAACAATCAATACCACTAGAAAAACATTAATGGGTGGAACATCTGATTTATTTCTAAAACTTGATCCTCAGGGATCATTAGGAGTAAAAATTAATGAACAAGCTGTTACTATTGACGCATTAAAAACAGCTATGGCATTGCAAACATTCTTAGAAAGAGATTTAGTAGGTGGTTTACATTATATTGATAATATACTAACACATTTCGGTGTTATTGTACCTGATTACAGGGCGCAAGTACCTGAATTTATAGGTTCAATATCTCAAAACTTTGACATTACTGAAGTTTTAAGCAAATCAGAAGCTATTGATGGTGAAGATGTGATGCCTTTAGGCTCTTATGCTGGTCATGGATTCTCTGCTTCTGGTTCCCAGGAAATGAGTTATTATGCTACAGAACATGGATTTTTAATGTCAATTATATCAATAATACCCGAGTTGGTTTACCCTAATACTGGTTTAAAAAAGTTTTGGACAAAATACGATCGTACTGATTATGCATTTCCTACATTTGCTGAACTTGGAATGCAGCCTGTTTACAGGGACGAGTTATATTGGACTGGAGGTGAACCTGAAGTTTGGGGTTATAGACCAATATACGACGATTATAGATTTGAACAATCAATAGCATCTGGAGATATAACAGGATCTTTAGATTTCTGGGCAAATTATCTAAAAATATATGAAGCCATATCTTTATCCGCAGATACAATAAAAATAGATCAACGTTTATACGATTTGGATAGAATATTTAGTATTGATACAAACGGGCCGTCTGAACAAATATTGGATTATATTTATATAGATACGCATTATGATTTAACAATGATGCGAAAATTACCAAGATTTAATATTCCTAACATATCAGGTTCATAATGTGTGACTATCCACAACATAAATATAAGCCTGGAGACATAAGAACGAAAAACAATGTCAAAATTGGACATTGGGAAGAAGATGTTTTCATTAAATGTGGGAAATGTTATAAATGTAGATTACAAAACATGAGGAGTTGGTTATTCCGACTTTCGCAGGAGTGCCTTGAGCATTCCTGCACTCATTTTGTTACACTTACATATGACAACGAACATGTACCAATTACACCGAAAGGATTTCTCACATTACAGAAAAAGGATGTTCAAACATTTATACGATATTTACGCAGAAAACAAAAAGAAAAGATAAAATTCCTGGCCGTTGGAGAATACGGAACAGTTAACAAACGACCTCATTATCACATATTGTTATTCAATGTACGTAATCCAGAAAGTATTTATCAATCCTGGATTGATAATGAAGGAATACAAAAAGGTGAAATACATATCGGTGAGGTTACTGAAAAAAGTATAGCCTATACATTGGAATATATATCAGTTTATGAACAGCCATTGCCTGATTGGAAGGATATCCAACCAACATTTAAACTTCAATCAACAGGACTTGGAAAAGCCTGGTTGGATAAAGGAGGAAGATCATTTTTAGAAAAAAATGTACCTACATTCTTAAATGTTGATAAAACAAAAATAGGTATTCCAAAATACTATAAAGATCAGGTTTATAAAGATGAAATATTAAAGGATAATTACCATGAAAAAATAAGAATGGTAATAACTGAGTTAAAAAATGACGAGTATTATAATAATACATTGGAACAATTAGAACAAAAAAGACGAGCAAGATTAAACAAATTAAAAACAAAAAAAAGTAAAAAACAATGAGTGCAATTATTACAGGACTTGCATCAGTCCTACAAAATACTGTTAACGCATTTTCAACACGTGCTGCAAATAGGCGCCAGTTAGAATTAATGCAACAGCAACAAAGGTATTATTCACCTGCTGCATACATTAACAGATTAAAGGCGGCTGGCCTTAATCCACGTTTGGCAAATCAATATAATGAACCAACAGTATCAACACCAAACATACAAGCAAATCAATTTGATTTGTCTGGAATTGCGAAGGCTATAGATCAGGCACGTGAGGAAAAAGGACAAAAAAAGGATTTTGAATCTAAAGATATTGATATCGCAAAAGGTAATATTGATTTAGGAAATAAACCAGCTTTTGATAAAGGTATGGGATTTGAATCACCATACGAAAAAGGTGTAAATCTTAAAAATCAATTATTACAAAAGGAAGTACAAGGCCGAAAAGTAGCCAATTATATAAATAGTATTAAAGCTGATTATGTAGATAAATCCGAACAGAATAGACAATCTTTAGATAGTCAACGAATTGATACTTTAACAAAAATTAATGAAATTAAAAAGTACGATGTTAAAACAGCTCAAGAGATGTTAAGATATTTAACAGATTTCGGAGTATTTGATTCTGACACACCTGAATTAAAACTACTTAAAATCGGTTCAGTTAAATTACTTGGTAAAAAGTTAGATGATTCATCTGATGCAACTTGGGATTATTTAAAAACATTAATATTCCCGTCTGCATCATGGTGGGAAAAGTAAAACAATTAAATATGTTTACCGTTCAATCTTTAGAAGATGACGAAACATATATACAAAAAGTATGGTCTTTAGACCTACCTTTAACAGAAGGCCAAGTAAGAAATTACTTGGCCATTTGTCGTTATATCCATTATAAAGACAATAAAAAACTACCGCTCCAAGACGCTCTTGGTTCGGGTTAAGGGCGAATAGCGCCTTATCAGCGAAGCGACATTACGATAAACATATCGTAAAAAAAACAAAAGAGCACAAATCAAAAAAATAAATCTTAATACAATGTATAAAAAAAAGGAGGAATGAGGTACGATTGACGACGAAATATATACATGGTATGAATTTATAAAATATATTTGTGCGATATTATTAATTAACAATTAAAAAGACAAAAAAAATGGAGAAACCATTTACAACATCTGAGGTCGAAGTTCTTAAAATAGAACTCCCTAAGATAACTGAATCCATTGAAGTTATATTCGATGGCGAGGATGACTTTACAATTTATTGTAAAAACGCTGCACAGTCTGAAATTAGACGATCGCTTATTTATTGGTCTAGTCAAAAATCACTTAAAAAAAATCACGAAAATGGAATCATTGAGTAAAACAACAGCTTTGAAAGCTGTAAAACTGCGTCGAAAAATTCGACCACAAAAAGCATATCCAAGTGCCACAACACCTTCATTGACATTGTCAATACAGGAGTTGATACATAGATCTAACTTTGGCACATTAACTCAACAGGGTTTAAAAGGAGTTTATCACTCCGACAAATTACCTGAATTTGAAGGATACGAAAACATGGATAAAGTAGAAAAATCCATAACATTAAAAAAATTTGCTGATTCAGTAACAGCAAAAGTCAAAGATTTCCAGGGAAAGGTCTTTGCACAAAAACAGGAGGAAAATAAAATAAAACTCCAGGCAATAAAAGACGAGGCAGTAGCCGAGTACCAAAAAGCACAAAAGAGTGCTGAAAAGCTATAATATTCCTTGATATATTATAGCTAGGTGGTACTCACCTAGAAAAAACATTTAATTCACTAATTAAAAACAAAAAAATGGACATAACAAAATTTGGTGATGTAGATAAAAACATACCATACAATAATTTTCCAATG